TCATGGCTGAGTACAAGTTCCGCACTTACGGCTACTACCAAGACGCCGACGGCAAGATGCAGGTGGGCGAGATACCGGAAGAGATGTTGACCGTGAGCGTAGAGGAGTTGATTGAGAAGGCTGTACTGGCCGAACGTGAGGCGTGTGCGGAGTTGATTGAAGACATGGCTGTGCAGCACCCGAAGTACATCGCCGCCGCCATCAGAGCAAGGGGGCGGGAATGAGCGGCGACCACAACGCAAACCAGAAAGGGGCCAAGGTACTGGCGCAGATCGATGCGGAGCCAAAGCCAAAACAAAAAGTGTCTGAGAGATCAGCGCGGGTGACCATCGGCATGATGAGAACCCTCGCACGCGCCATCCCCATCAGCCCGTTCCATTTACACGCCGCAGATCAGATGGAGCGGATGCTTGACGAACTGATTCGATTAAGGAAAAAAACTTGAACCCACCAAGCCCCAAAGGCAAGCGCCAGATCAAGATCAACGCGATCATGCAGGCGCAGTTGATCAAGCTCCTCCTCGAAGGCACCTACACGTGTACCGAACTGGCTGAGATGACGGGCCTTCACTACGTGACCGTGTGCCAATACACCAGGGAGTTGCATCGCGCGGGTGCCGCCCATATTGCTGCCTGGGAGAAAGACCCACGTGGCCGTGATCTGGCGAAAATCTACAAACTTGGTGTGGGCAACGACAAGCGGCGTCAGAAGAAGACGCAGGCCGAGCGGCAGCGTGCCTACCGCACCAAGAAGAAGCAGATCAAACTCATGGAGATGTTGACATCATGCAGTGCCCCGAGTGTGGAGCGAGAGCCCACGCCCTTGAAGTTAGAGCCACAACTGGTGGCCTGAAGAGAAGGAGATATGAATGCTCACAGTGCAAACAAAGGTTCACGACAGTGGGGACGCCGAAAGACCTGCGGCTGGACCTGCACAACAACCCCCACCGCCACGAGCAAACGATACGCAAGTCGCGGGCAACCACTACAAGCAGTTCCAAATCGAACCCTGGGACGCCATCATTGACTGGAATCTTGGCTACTTGGATGGCAACGCCGTCAAGTACCTCAGTCGATGGCGACACAAGAACGGAATAGAAGACCTCAAGAAGGCGCGCCACTACATCGACAAGCTGCTTGAGGTAGAGCAGGCAAAGAAATCATAGGCGGCGCGTTGGTTTGGTAACGGTGGCAAGCCTTGCAGATGCGACCCACTTTTACCGCTTGCACAGTGCCGCCTGAAAGTACTTGCTGCGCAAGCATCCGTTTACCTAGACCGAGGGGGCTAGGAATCTGCATCACCCCCTCACCCACAACCAAAGGAGAAAGCAATGGGCTTATTTGGCGGGGTCACCTACGACCCAGAGAAAGACAAGGATAGGCTGCTCACGCAGCTAGGCCGTGTTCGAGATGTGATGTTCGATGGCCAGTGGCACACGCTGGCCGAGTTGGTGGTTCGATGTGGCGGCTCCGATGCCTCGGTCAGCGCCCGCATACGCGACCTTCGCAAGAAGAAGTTCGGTGAATACACCGTCCACAGGAAGCGCATACGCGATGGCTTGTGGGTCTACAAACTGGAGTTGCCCGATGGCTACAACCCCCGAAGTCAAGGTCAAGAAGCAGTGCGTGACACTGCTCAATGCCCATAAGGTTTACTACTTCTTCCCCGTGGCCTCGGGCTACGGTAGGGTGGGCATCCCCGACATCATCGCCTGCTGCGATGGCCACTTCCTGGCCATCGAGTGCAAGGCAGGCAAGAACAAACCAACCGCCCTGCAGGAAGCCGAGATGCTCAAGATACGCACGGCAGGCGGCACGACCCTCGTGATCAACGAGGACAACATCAACGAACTACAGGGGTGGTTAGATGCTAGGAGTCAACTACATGAACAATGAAGATTACGGGCGCTACATGGAGGCGGAGGTCGCCAACATGGAGCCGGAGAAGAAGGAGGCGCTGATCCACGCCATCAAGACGCTGTTCCGCGCCTTCTCGGAAGACAACACGCAAGGCGTGCTCATACTGCTTGAGAAGGGCGAGTGCATGACGACGATGGGGCTGAACGCCTCATACGACGAGTCGGTGCGCATAGTCAACACGGCGCTCAACGTCTTCATCGAGGACGCGATCACGACTGAGACAGAAACAAAACACTAAGGAGAAGCATGAGCCTACCTTTCACGCGAGTGATCGCGCTTGACTTTGAGACTGCCTGGGACAGGAAGGAATACACCCTGTCCAAGATGACCACCGAGGAGTACGTCCGCGACCCGCGCTTCAAGGCTTGGGGGTTGTGCTGGAAAGAGGTGGGGGAAGAAGGTGCTGCCGTCTGGGTGCGCGGCAAGGACATCCAGGCGTGGGCCGATGGAATAAATTGGAACGAGACGGCAGTCCTGGCACACAACGCCCAGTTCGACGTGACGATCCTGTCCTGGCGCTTCGGGGTTCAACCCGCCTTCATCTTCGACACGCTCAGCATGGCCCGCGCGCTGCGCGGCATCGAGGTGGGTAATAGTCTGGCTACGCTTGCTGCCGAGTTTGAACTCCCACCCAAGGGTCAGGCGGTGCACAGCACGGACGGGATGTTGGAGTCCATCTCCTTCGAGGTGGAGCAGGAACTGGCTGACTACTGCAAGCACGACGTGGCGTTGTGCGAAGCGATCTTTGATCGCTTGATGCCCGGGTTCCCGCCCAAGGAACTGCGCCTCATCGACATCACGCTCAAGATGTACACGAGGCCGCTGCTGGAACTCGACCGGGGGATGCTGAAAGCGGCCATCGTAGAAGAAAGGGAAGCCCGTGAAGGACTGCTACAGAGGCTCGGCGTGGATGAGGCTGCGCTTGCTTCAAACGACCAGTTTGCTGCGCTCCTCGAACAAATCGGAGTTCCTCCGCCGATCAAAACCAGCAAGACCACGGGGCTTGAAACGTACGCGCTTGCGAAAAATGACGCCCTCTTTCAGGCGCTGCTCAACAGCGACAACGAAGACGTGATGCTGCTGTGCCAAGCAAGGCTGAAGGTCAAGTCCACCAGTGAGCGCACGCGTGCACAACGCTTCCTCGACATCGCGCACCGTGGCCGGTTGCCGGTCCCGCTGAGTTACTTCGGCGCAGGCACCGGGCGGTGGACGGCGAGCAAGGGGTCGGCCATCAACATGCAGAACCTCAAGCGTGGCAGCTTCCTGCGCAACGCCATCATGGCCCCGCAGGGTAGTCTTTTAGTTGCAGGGGACTTGGCGCAGATCGAGCCACGTGTGCTCGGCGTGCTGTCGGACAACGACGCGCTGTTGGATATTTTTAGATCAGGGAGTGATGCCTACGCCCAGTTCGGCGCACAGATGTTCGGCATCCCGGGCCTGACCAAGGACACGCACCCCGTGGAGCGGCAAGCAGCCAAGAGCGCGCTGATCGGGGCGGGCTATCAGTTGGGCTGGGCGTCGTTCGCCGCGCAGCTTCTGGTGGGGTTCCTGGGCGCCAAGCCGCTGCGCTACACCAAGGAGGACGCCAAGGTTCTGGGCGTCACGGGCGAGGATGTCAGGCGCTTCCTAGAGTGGGACGAGAACCTCAAGAAGCTGGAGGCCATCCCGCACACCTGCTCTACCCTGGAGTTGGCCATCCACTGCCTAGCGGCCAAGGCCATTATCGACAAGTACCGCGCCGCCTCGCAGCCCGTGGTGGAGTTCTGGAACCTGTGCCAGGAACTGATCGAGTACAGCCTGTACCGGGGCAAGGAATACAAGCACAAGTGCATCACGTTCCGCAAGGAACAAATCGTCTTGCCAAGTGGCATGGCGATGCGGTATCCTGATCTCCGCCAGGACAAGGACGAGGGTGGTCGATCCCAGTGGTCGTACGCTGACGGCAAGAAGCGCATCAAGCTGTACGCCGGGAAGATCACCAACAACATTGTTCAAGGCACGGCGCGCTGCGTCATGACAGACGGGATGCTAAGGGTTGCGAAGAAGTACCCTTTGGTAGGCACGGTGCATGACGAATTGATCGCCGTGATACCGGAAGGAGACGAAGATTACGCTAAGACTTGGGTCTTGGCGCAGATGACTATGGAGCCGCCATATTTACCGGGCATCCCGCTTGATGCGGGGGTCGGTGTTCACAAGCGGTATGGAATGACCAAAGACTAAACAAAGGAGAAAGCATGCCAAACATCCCCGTCCGCATCCGCGTAGGTAAGCAAATGTATTCCGTTGACGTAGTCGAGTCCATGCGCCGCAAGGCGACGATGGGCCGCACCTACTACGACCTGGGTCGCATCGAGATCGGCGCCAGCAGCAACCTCACAGGGCGCAAGTTCACGGACGCTGAGATCGACGACACCTTCTGGCACGAGGTCACACACGCCATCCTCTACGACATGGGTCACCGCCTGCACGACAACGAGCACTTCGTCACCGAGTTCTCAGGGCGCCTTGCCAAGGCCATCAAGTCAGCCAAATTCAAATGAGCGAAACAAACATCACGTGGAGCCACAGCGGCCTGAAGGACTTCGAGGGTTGCGCTCGGCGCTACCACGAGGTCAAGGTTCTCAAGAACTACCCGTTCCAAGAGACGACGCACACCATCTACGGCAAGGATGTGCACAAGGCCATCGAGGACTACGGCAAGGACGGCACGCCCATTCCCGAGAAGTACGCGCAGTTCAAGCCGGTGGTGGACGCGGTGTTGAACAAGCCGGGGAGGAAGTTGTTCGAGCACGAGATGGGTGTCACGCGTGACCTGCAGCCTTGCGGCTTCAACGATCCCAACCGTTGGGTACGCGGCATCGCCGACCTGCTGATCATTGACGACGACAACCTGTCGGCCAAGGTGGTTGACTGGAAGACGGGCAACAACAAGTACCCCGACCGGGATCAACTGATCCTCATGTCCCTCATGGTGTTCACGCACTTCCCCCACATCAGGCAAGTGAAGTCGGCGCTTTTCTTCCTGGTCAAGGAGTCGATGACCACCCACGCCATGCTGCGCGGTGAGGCCGAGGAAGCATGGTGGCGCTACCGTGAGCGTGTGGCCAAGCTCGAAGCAGCGCACGCCACGGACGTGTGGAACCCATCACAGTCCCCTCTGTGCGGATGGTGCCCCGTGGCCACCTGCACGTTCAACCCCAAGCACTAGGAGCCAAGCATGGCCACGCGTGACTACAAGAAGGAATACGCCGAGTACCACGGCAAGCCCGAACAGATCGCCAACCGAGCCGAGCGCGTCAAGGCGCGGCGCGTGATGGAGAAGACGGGTGCAGCCAAGAAGGGTGACGGCAAGGACGTAGATCACATCAGACCGCTCAGCAAGGGCGGCACCTCCGCGAAGACCAACCTGCGCATGCGCAGCGTCAAGGCCAATCGCGGGGACAAGTAACAACAGGAGAAAGCATGGAAGTCGTTGAGAACCGGTTGCTCGTCTTCAAGACGCGCAACCCGGATAAGTATTCCCTCATCCCCAAGAGCAAGGCGCTGCCCCGTGAAGGTGGCGGCTACGACGTAGCCGTGTACTGGGGCCTGGATGAAGCGCGTGTGCTGCGCAACCTGGGGGTGAAGAACGTACCGTCTCCCATCTACGGGCGCTACGAGTGGCCCGGGCGCTACACGCCGATGTCCCACCAGAAGGAGACTGCCTCCTTCCTCACGCTGCACCGCCGTGCGTTCGTCTTCAACGATCCCGGTACGGGCAAGACGCTGTCTGCCCTGTGGGCGGCTGACTACCTGATGAAGCGTGGCGACGTTAGGAGGGTTTTGATTTTGTGTCCGCTGTCGATCATGCACAGCGCCTGGATGCAGGACTTGGGTAACAGCGTCATCCACCGCAGCGCGGTGGTGGCGCACCATGCCCAGGCCGCACGGCGGATTGAACTGATCCAAGAGAACTACGAGTTCGTCATCATCAACTACGAGGGCCTGAGCCTGATTGCGAACGAAGTTCGCGCTGATGGGCGTTTTGATTTAGTTATTGTTGATGAGGCCAACGCCTACAAAAACCCGCAGACCAAGCGGTGGAAGGCGCTGAACTCCATCATCAAGCCCGACACCTACCTGTGGATGATGACCGGCACGCCTGCTTCGCAGAGTCCTGTGGACGCCTACGGTCTGGCCAAGCTGGTCAACCCCAACGGGGTGCCCAAGTTCTACACCGCTTGGCGCGATGCCGTGATGAACAAGATCACGATGTTCAAGTGGGCGCCCAAGCTCGACGCTGCCGACAAGGTGTTCGAGGCGCTGCAGCCTGCCATCCGCTACAGCAAGGCGCAGTGCCTTGACCTGCCGCCCGTGGTGACGATGACCCGCGAGGTGCCGCTCACGCCGCAGCAGGCCAAGTACTACAACCTGCTCAAGACCCAGATGCTGGTCATGGCCGCAGGCGAGACGATCACGGCAGTCAACGCTGCCGCTGCGTTAAATAAACTCCTGCAAATCTCAGCAGGCGTGGCCTACACCGACAACAAGGAGGTGGTTGAGTTCGACGCTACCCCGCGCCTGAACGTCCTGATGGAAGCACTCGAACAAACGGACAGGAAGGTGATCATCTTCGCCCTGTTCCGCTCCGCCATCGACGCCATCAGCGAGTACCTCAACAAAAACGGGATCGCCAACGAACAGATTCACGGCGGCGTGACAGCCACCAAGCGCGGCGACATCATCAAGCGTTTCCAGACGCAGCCCAACCCGAGGGTGCTCGTCATGCAACCTGCGGCTACAGCGCACGGCATCACGCTGACCGCTGCCGACACGGTTATTTTTTACGGGCCGCTCATGAGCGTGGAGCAGTACACCCAGTGCATCGCACGGGCTGACCGCAAGGGACAGAACGCCGACAAGGTGACCGTCATCCACATCGAGGGCTCGCCCGTGGAGAAGAAGATGTTCAAGGCGCTCACCGCCAAGGTGGACGACAACGCACTGCTCGTTGACCTGTTCAACAGCGAAATTCAAGAAAGGGGGTTGTAATCGACTCTGGACACTGTATACTCTTAGACACAAAGATAAGGAGAAAGCAATGACCGAAGAAACCATCCCGATGGACAAGCTCGTGCGCATGTACACCAAGATGCGCACGGCTATCCAAGACCTCGACAAGCAGATCGAGAACATCAAGGAGCAGCAGCAAGAGGTGAAGAACGCCATGAAGGATCAGATGATGGCGCTCGGTACCAAGTCTGTTCGCACCGACTTCGGCACGATCACGCTCAAGGAGAAGACCCGGTACTACACCCAGGACTGGGACAGCTTCAAGAAGTTTGTGATCGAGCACGACGCTGTCGATCTGCTTGAGAAGCGCATCGCGCAAACCAACATGCAGACGTTCTTGGAAGAGAACCCCAGCCTGCATCCCCCTGGACTCAGCAACACTGCCGAGTTCGATATCGCTGTTACCAAGCCTCGTTAAGGAGAAAGCACTATGAGCAACATCGCTCTTTTTTCTGGTTCAAATGTTCCCGCCTTCGCCAAGAAAGGCGAACTGTCCGACCTCGCCAAGTCCCTCGCAGGTGGCGTTGGTGGTGGCGGCGGCAAGCGGGTGTCGATCAAAGGCGGCGTCTTCCGTCTACTCGTAGGTGGCAAGGAGGTCGCTGCAATTGATGAACGCTATCTGGACGTGGTTGTCGTCAACGCTGCCCCCAAGATCGGTCGTACCTTCTACGCCAAGGCGTACGACGGTGAGACGCTCTCTGGCCCGGACTGCTGGTCTGCGGATGGCGAGACGCCTAGCCCCGAGTCTGCGAACAAGCAGTCGGATCGCTGCGCGACCTGCCCCCAGAACGTCAAGGGCTCCGGTATGGGCGAGTCTCGTGCCTGCCGGTTTAGTCAGCGCCTCGCTGTTGTTCTTGCTAATGATATTGACGGCGATGTGATGCAGCTTCAACTGCCCGCCACGTCGATCTTCGGCAAGGAGGAAGGCGACAAGCGCCCGCTGCAAGCCTACGCTCGCTACCTCGCCGCCCAAGGCGTGAGCCCCGAGACGTTGGTCACCCGCATGCAGTTCGACACCAAGGCCGAGGCGCCCAAGCTCTTCTTCAAGCCGATGCGTTGGCTGACCGAGGAGGAGTACGAAAGCTCCGTGCGCCAGGGCCAGACCGAAGACGCCAAGCGCGCCGTTACCATGACGGTAGCAAAGACGGACAAGGTCGCGGCTCCCCTGGCCCTGGAGGGCACCAAGCCCAAGGCCAAGGCTGCACCCAAGGCTGAAGAGCCTGCAGCCGAGGAGGAAGAGAACGCCCCGCCGACCAAGCGCAAGAGCAAGTCGGAAGAACCCGCAACCGCAGGCAAGCCAAATCTGGCTAAGCTCGCGGCTCAGTGGGACGATGAGTAATCAACCGGGGGCTTCGGCCCCCTTCCACCATGTCCTATTCAGTCAAGACTGTTAAGGCCGTAAAGGCATCACCCAAAACGCTCGGGAGTCAACTCGGGCGTTGGGCCGTACATTTGGACTTCTCGGTCATCCGCATCGCCCAGGTTACGGGCGCATCGCGTCAGACTGTATACAACTGGATCACTGGCAAGAACACCGTGCTCGCGCCTTATCGGCCTGCCGTTGAGCAACTGCTGGAGATTCTGATGAAGTCCAACGATAACGAACAAGCATGGAGCAAAGCATGTCAGGAATTCAGTATCAAAGCCTGAGCGACGACGAGTTCGCTCGGCAGATTCAATCCATCATCGACAAGGCGGGCGTGTTGCCGTCTGAAGCCATTGTGGAACTGGCCTACCGTGTGGACAACGGCGGGCGAGACAAAGAGCACGAACGGGCGCGTACCAACCCCAACCAACTGCCGCTGCCCTTCAACGAATAACTCGGGACATTCATGGAACCGCTAGATTTCTTAGCGGCGGTTTTGCCGTCTCCGGGTCACGGGTATTACTGTGCGGCAGAACTCTCCTCACCCAAGAAACAGCACGTCTTCACCGAAGACTTGGCTGAGATACCCACACACGCACGAAGCTGGCTTGAGGGGCAGCAGGATGTGTATTTCGCGCTTGCTACGTTTGCGGATCGGGGTAAGCGCACCGCCGACAACGCCGAGTACATCAAGTCCCTGTTCATCGACATGGACGGGTACGAGAGCCGCGAAGCGGCACAAAAGGCGCTAGATAATTTTCTTGCTGACACAGGGCTGGACGCCTATGGCAACCCGTGGATCGTCGCCTCTGGCGGCGGGCTGCACTGCTACTGGCCGTTCGACAAGCCCCTGACTGTGGCCCAGTGGAAGCCCATCGCGGAGGCGTTCAAGCGCCTGTGCAAGCAGCGCGAACTGGCCATCGACAACACGGTCACGGCGGACGCCGCCCGGGTGCTGCGCATCCCTGGCACCAAGAACTTCAAGAAGAAATACGGCGAGCCCAGGCCGGTGGAAGTCCTGTCGCAAGGCGCGGCTGTCCTCGATGCTGACGAGTTCTTCGCCAAGCTCAGCAGCCTGTTGGGCACAGCCGTGCCTACCCCCGCACCCCTGCTTGAGCTTCCCGGCAAGCGCCCGATCAACGCCACCAAGACGGGCGTGCAGATGCTGGCCAACAGCGTCGTGCGTTTCGGCACGATCATGAAGCGCACCAGTAGCGGGGACGGCTGCGCGCAGTTGGCCCACTACGTGGAGAACGCCGAGGACGACGGCATGGAGCCGCTGTGGCGCGGGCTGCTAAGTCAGGCCAAGTACTGCGCGGACGGGGACAAGGCGGCGATCATGCTCAGCCAACTGCACCCGTACGACGAAGACCGGATGCACGCCAAGCTGCGGGATATTAAAGGCCCCTATCCCTGCATCAAGTTCGATAGCGAGAACCCAGGCGTTTGCCAGAACTGCAAGCACTTCGGCAAGATCACCAACCCCCTGGCCCTGGGCCGGGAGGTCATGGCCGACACGTCGGAGAAGGAACTGGAGATCACCCCGGCTGACCCGGACGATCCCGATGCGCCCACCATCAAGGTGGTACGACCTACGCCCCCCAGGGGATACGCCTACGGGGTCAACGGCGGCGTGTACGTGGAGAAGATGGTCGAGGACGCGGACGGGAACAAGCGCAAGCAGCAGGTCATGATCCTGCCCTACGACATGTTCGTGGTGGACATCCTGAACAAGGAGAACGAGCACACCGTCCACATGATCGCGCACCGCCCAGGCAAGCCTGCGGATGTCCTGTTCCCACAGAAAGCGTCGGTCAGCAAGGACGAGTTGATCAAGGCCCTGGCTGCGCAGAACATCATGGCCTCGTACGGGTCAGGCAACGACAAGAACCTGTTCGAGTACGTCCGGGCCTGCGTCGAGGAGGCCAGCGTCAACAAGAAGACCGTCAAGATTCCCGGCCAGTACGGATGGCAAGAGGACGGCACCTTCGTCTACAGCGGCAAGATTTACCTGCCAGACGGCACCACCCGCACGGTGCCCATGCCCGACCTGCAGAACATCACCCGCATCACGCGCTCGGCGGGTAACCTGGAGAAATGGCGGCGCTTCCCTCAGATGCTGATCAAGCGGGAGTTGTACGACCTGTTGGCGATCTCGTGCATCTCCTTCGGCGCACCGCTCATGCGCTTTACCCAGATGCCCTGCCTGACGTTCCATGCAGGCTCAACCCAGTCGGGTACGGGTAAATCCTTGGCGCTGTCGCTGCTCAATTCGGTGTGGGGTCACCCGGTGCGATATCGCACAGGCAAAAGCACCTCCCCCGTTACGATGCAGCAGCGGATTGGCAATCTTAACTCACTCCCCTTCACATCGGACGAAATCACGCACAAGTCGCGTCACGACATGGAGTGGTTCCCGGGCATGGTGTTCGACCTGTCCGAGGGCCAGGGCAAGGAGAAGTCAGAGGTTCACCACAACCGCGAGCGCATCAACCTCGTGTCGTGGGCAACCCTGGCGCTCTTCACGTCCAACACCCACATGCAGGACTACATGGCCGGTGTGCGAGCGCACACTTCTCAAGGCGAGTTGCTGCGGATGCTGGAGTGGACGCCCGAGGAGAAGCTGAACTGGACGCCCGAGGAAGAGCAGACCATCCGCGTCCTGCAGGAGAACTACGGTGTGGCTGGTGAAGCCTACGTGCGTTGGCTTGTGCAGAACCAAGAGACGGCTGAGCGCGTGACCCGGGAAACCATCGCCATGATCAAGCGCGATTGGCAGATGACTGGTGATGAGCGTTTCTGGGCTGGTGGCTGCGGCGCAATGATTGCCAGCGCCATCCTCGTCTCGTCCAAGTACGCAGGCATCATCGACCTGCCTGTCGCGGAGATCATCAAGAGTCTCAAGCGCATGGTAGACAAGGCCCGCCGCGTGGTGCGCAACGGCGTGCGCACGGCAGAGGATGTGCTCAACGCTTTCACCCGTGACAGCTACGGCCAGTTCGTCGTGATCAAGAAGAGCGACGGCAAGGTGTTGGCTGCACTGGGCAGCGGGGAGATCATCGACCAGACGATAACGCGCAACAAGGTCTTGGGGCGCGTGGAGCACGAGATCGAGGTAGCCGGGTACGTGGACTACTTCATCGAGGAGCAGGTCATCCGCTCACACTGCGTGGCGATGTCGTTCGGTTACGAGGACTTCAAGAAGCAACTAGAGCAGATCGATGGCTACACTGTGTCGTACATGCGCAAGGACATGATGGCCCGCACCAGGGGGCCACAGATGCGCATCCGAGCCATGTGCATCAGGCGCAGGGTTGAGCGTGAAGCTGCCGTGGACGACGCTTGAGAAGGGGCAGGGGTTCTTCATCCCTGCCCTAGACCTCGACGCCACGCGTGAGGCGGGGCTAGTGGACGCTGTCAGGCAGCGGGTGGTGGACGCGCACGCTATGTACGCTATCCACCAGGGCATGCAGGGTGTGCTGTTTTACCGGCACACCAAGCACGTCACATCTCCCTCAACTTCGCGGCGTCCGAAGCATCCCGCACCATAGACGACAGCTTGATCTTCACCTGCTGAATCCGATCCAACAGCGCGCGCTTCTCGTCTGGCGTCTTGCTTGATGCCCGGATGGCGCCTTCGACCTTGGTCAACTCGCCCATCTCCTGCCGGTAGTAGCCCGCCAGTTCAGCCCGGGCGTACTCGTTGGCACGGGCGTCGAGCAGCGCACGGGCCTCAGCCTTGTCGCCCCGGTTGACCAACTCGTTGAACGACGACTGAACCTTGCGGGAGTCGTCCAGGGCGTCGTAGGTGCTGTTGATGACCCACCGGGCATCGTTGGGCTGGAAGGCGCTGCCAACCACCGGCATGTCGGACAGGCGCTTGGTGGCCTTCTCCGGCGTGTCCTTTGTGGGGATCGGCAGGCTTGCCGCCTGCAGCAGCGCCATACCCATCGTGCTGAAGTAGCCGCTGATGAGCGCCTCCAGTTTGATGGGGCTGACGCCCGCCGCACCACCGAAGAGCTTGGCCAGTTCGGTCGTCTTCTCGCGGTACTGATACTCCGGCAGCAGTGCCTGCTCCTTGGCCGACAGCAGCGGGCGCTCGGTAAACATCGAGTAGTTGGTCATCACCTCGATGGCAGGCTTCATGGCTTGCGGGATGAAGTAAGCAGAGCCGCCAGGGATGGTGTTGCGCAAAATGCCGAGCAACGCTTCCTTGGCTTCCTCACCCCCGCGCTCGTTGACGATGCTGTTGTAGATCGCCTCGGGCAACGCCTTGAAGATGTAGCCGATTTCAAACGGGATAGGAATGCGCAGAGGCTCCGACACGCCAGGAAGGCGGATGAACCAGTTGCCGTACTTCTCAGCAGGCAGCGCGTTCTTGTACGCCTCGTCGTCCTGCATCGCGTGGGCGTAGGCCAGGGTAGCCGCCATCAGCATGGCGCCGCGCGTGATGAGCTTGGCCTTGATCCGAGCACGCTCGCCTGCCGTAATCTGGCCAAACATTGCCCGGTACAGCACGTTCAGACCTTGCACCTGCGCGTTGAAGAACGGGTACAAGGAGTTCGCCATGTGGGCACTGGGCGACGCACCGCGCTTGTTGAAGTTCATCGACTCCAACGAGAGCATCGTGGCCTCCATCTCGGACATGCCCTGCTTGATGTAGCTGTTGTACTGAGCGCGGCGAGTCAAAGCGTCGGCTTCCATACCCGCCCACTCCAGCGCGCCGAGGGTCTTGGTAATGGCTGACCGGCCCCCGACAAGATCACGCATGATCTTGCTGAGGTCTTCCTGCGTACCCGTGAACATCTGCCCACCGGTGATGCCGCGCCGCTCAAGCGTGCCCTTGGCAGAACTCTCGATCTCACGGAGCGCACCCAGCACGGGCGGGAAATCGGCACCAGACGCAATCGAAGCGGCCAGTGAGTCACGCATCAACTGACGCACCATGTACAGCGGGTTCAGTGTCACAGCGCGGCGCAGCAACTGCGTCGGAACCGTAAGCGCACGCATGATGCCGGTGGTCTGGAGCGGGATGCCCTCCATGCCCTTGACCAGGATGTCCGCGTTGACGCCCGTGTTGACCTTCTTACCGCCGACTTCGACAGTATCGGTTTCAAGAACCGCGTAGCGGTCTTCGCCGTTGTGCTTGAACCGCACAACCTCCGGGCCGTCAACAGGCTTGGCTGTGATCTTGGCCATGCCCAGATCAAGCAACTCGAACATCGCGTTGCGGGTGGCCAGATTGCGCAGCGCCAAGTCCACCATCATATTGGTGTTCTGCACCGAACTGATCATGAAGTCGAGGATCGGCTTATCGCCGCCCACCAACTCCTGCAGGTGCGGCATGTCCTTGACATTGCCCAGCTTGATCGGAGTCAGCCCACCGAGCGCCAGTTCAGCAACGCCGTTGCGCTCGCGGTACCAGGGAATGTAGTCCTTGGATGCGAGCAGTGCGTCTGCGTCTTTCTTGCTCAGCACGCCTGCCTTCTGGGCGAAGCGCACGAGGTTCTCGTTGTACTGGTTGTAGATGTCCCGAGCGTTGTCGAAAATGTCCTGCAGCCCCTCGACAGACCTAACCTGGGCCACGGTATCCCGCAGCTTCTGCTCAGTGATCTTGGGGTCGCGCAGATTGAGCTTGTCGAAGCCCACACGCTCAGCGCGCTTTGCGGCCAGATACAGGGTGAACAGACGGCTCGTAGCATCGACATCGCCGACAAGGCGTGCTGCGCCCTTGAGCGTAACGGCCACTTGCCGCAGGCTTGGGCCGGTCTGGCTCTCAACAATGAACTCGCGCTCACCGTCCCTACGCTGGACTTCGCGGACGTCCAGTGCGCCGTTGGCCACAGACTGCGCCGTGAAGTTCATGCGCTGGTCGTACATGCGCAGGTAGTACATCATCTGCGTGCCCTTGAGCTTATCCATGTACTTGGACAGGCGCTCGAACCCGGCAAAACGATCTACCAGACCCGTCTCCATCGCCAGACCGCTGGACTTGGCGCGGATGGGTTGCCACCAAGATTGGTTGCCCGCAACGATGCTGCGCCCAAACGCATCCGCCTCGGCCAGGGCCGGGTTCAGATTGCGCGGCTGATTGAGTACCTTCGGGGCCAACAGCGCGTTGTCAGCCTGGGTCGGACGCGGCACCTTCGTCATCAGGTTATCGACCGCAGCCAACGTGGCTTCGAGCATGTTCTCCGGCGTCTTGATGCCAAGCATCCGCAAGAGCGCGCTCTTGAACGAGTCCCACATGTGGCGCAGCGTCCACTTCTGCTGCCGCATCTCTGCCTGCATCACGTCGTCGGACAGCGCCTCAGACGCAAACTCACTCAAAGATGTTTTGGCGTTCTCGTTTGTCGCACCCTTTAACTTCTTATACGCCTCAAAAAGTTCTTCCAGTTCCCGCTTGGCACGGCGCTGATCATCCGTAAGCTGATCCTCGGGCATTTGAATGACGCGCTCGGTAGCGGCGTGCACACCTTCGTGGACAGCCGTGCGCTCGTTCAAACCGTACTTGGCATCCAGGCGGATAAAGGAACCGTCAGCCGCAGCCTGACCGTATGCTGCCTGCCCGTCCGGGTCACGCAGATCATTGACAATCTCAACGCGGGTGTTGCCCAGGAGCAGCTTCAGGCGGTCTGCCACTGCGCGGGTGAGGTCGTTAGTGGTGGACTCAGCGATGTTGCTCATGACAACCGCTGCGCTCTTCTCACTATCAACTTCTTCTTTCAACGCAGGCCCTTGCGACGCAGTCGCAGCCAGTTGCTGCAGCGTTTCGGGCTTATCAAACAGTGCGTCGAGGTCTTCGGTTCCGGTTTTCAAAATGCCGGTGTCCGCAACTTCTTCAGCGTCAAACTCAGCGCGCTCCTGCTCAAGCGCCTTCTCTGCCAGTTCTTCACTAGTGAGTTCTTCTTCGCCCTCTTCTTCGCGGCGCTGACGCTCGACTTCGCTTTCTTTGGTGGGCTTGCGGCTGCGACGGTAATCCGTCAGCAGCATCTGCTCCAGTTCAGTCAGCGGCTCCTTGCGCTCCTGCTTGTCGCGGGCCTGTTCAACAATGGTCAGTTCGGCAAGACGCGCCTTCTCTTCAGCAGTCGGCGTCTCCTTCAGCAGCGCCTGCTTTTCTCTCTTGATCCGAGCGGCCTCTGCCGTGATGGCTGTCTCTTGCCCAACACCCTTGCTGCTGTAGCGCGTGCCCTTGGGCTTGCGCTCCTTCTCAATCTCCGACTTAGTTGTGGCGGTGATATCCAGCTTGGGTGCGCCTTCACGTGCCGCAGCCTCGGCAAGTTCTTTCTGATTCAGGACGTCCTGAATCTCCTTAAGTTCGGCTTCGGTCTTGCGCTTGCGCGGCTTGGGCGGCTCAGCGACTTCTACTTCGCCACGATCAATCAGCCCCTTCAGCCACGCCTCACGACGCAACATCTCAGACAGTGCTGCTTGGTAACCAACCAGACCCTTGGGCATTACCCGGGCGTTGAGCGCGTTGGTGACCGCGTCGTTGTATGCCTTCTCAAGCGCATTAACAATAGGCATCAAGTTGGCGCGGGCCTGTGATGTCTTAGCTGCACTGTATGCACGCAACGCAGCTTCGTAGGGCGCTCGCTCCTTCACCCCTTCAACGGTCTGCGCACGAGCCTTGTCGTAGGCTTCCTTCAAAGCCTTGGTGATCGTGGTGATGTAGGCGCGATAGCCCTTGAGCACTTGCTGAGGATTGCCCCGCACCTGCCGCATCTCGTCGGCCAGGATGGTAGGCGTGTCGTCTTCCCGTGCCGCGCGCTGTGCGTCGGTAATGGGGTCGTACGCCATTGATCGCAGGGGCTGACCAAACCGATCAACGCCTTCGGGCGCTTTCTGCTGACGCTCAAGCGCAGCTTGCTGCGCAAGGTAACCTTCGGTGCGCTTGAGATCGGCTTTGGCTCTGTCGGCGGCGTTTGCTGCGCGGCGCGCCGCCGCCTCTTGCGCGGCTGTACGCCCCTCGATGGCGCCAATCTCTTTGGTCAGCTTGGATGCCGCCGCTTGGGCAGAACGCAGTTCTTTCTTGGCTGCGGCAAGCGCAGCGCGATCCACCGCTTCCTGGCTCTCGTATTGGTAGGCTTTGAGTTCGGCGTTAGTCAAACGCGCTATTGCGTCAACACGCGCCAGTGCCGCACCAATTGCGTCGAACTGTTGGGTCAGCGCGTTGATGTGTTTGCCGACAGCGGTCTTGCCCTCTTCCGCAACAAGCTGCTCCTTGAGCAGCGACTTGTCTTTGTCAGAAATGTTGAACTTGTCGATGAAGTCCGACGCTTGGTTGCGCGGAATCTTGAGTTCAACAAGCGCGGCACCCAGTTCACCCTGGCGCGCCACTGCGGTCAGCACGCTGCCAAAGTTTTCCTGCACGTTAGCCAGTTCTCTGCGCAGCGAATCGGGGTCAAGCCCGGCGCTGCCAAACTGTTTCTCGGCTGCACGCAGTTTTGCCTGCTGCTCCTCGGCAACTTTCAAGTACTCGCGGATTGCAGCGATGCGGTCGGTAATACCCGTCGTTCCTGAAACTGTAGCCGTCTCAGGAATCTCAAGGGACTCAAGCGCACTCAATTCTTTCTTGAGCGCCCGAATCTGCGTGGCAGGCAGCATCTCTGCCCGCACGGCTTCAATATCGGCAATGACCGCGTTGAGCTTGGCGATCTTCTCGTTCAGTTCGTCAAGCTGCTTGCGCGCCCGCTCCAGCTTCTTAGCGTCGGGTTCAAACTGTTTGCGCAGACGATCAGCCTCTGCGCTGTCGAGGAATCGCTGGAACCGACCAGGGGTAGCGCGCTCGGTAACGAGCTTTGCCTGCTCTTCGGGGAACAGGCTCGTCTGCCCCATTTCGCCTTCGCGTACACGTTCAGCCTGCTCCACAAACGGCTCAAGCTCAGCCTGAAGAGACAGCGGCAGCGCCTTGGTGCTGGGGCCGCGAAGAGTGCCGGGAACAAGTTGATCGCCCTCAACGCGAGTGGGCGTAAAGTCACGTGCGGGGCGCTTTGTTACTGCCGCCTTGGCTTGCGCCATTTTGCGCAAGTTCTCGGGCACTCGGCCTTCTTCAAAGTCAGCAAAAGACTCAGCACGCGCCTGCTCGGGCTTCATGCCTGCGTTGACCTTCTGCTGATACAGCGCCTGCTTGATGATGTCTTCTGCCGTGGCACTTTCAGTAGCGGCCACGTCCGCGCGGCCCTCAGCGGGAAATGCCTGCAGCGTAGTCTTGCGACCCGCGCCTGGACGTGCCATGCCCTCTTCGCCGCTTTCGATGCGACGAAGCTGCTCATCAAGGAGGCTATACAAACTACGGGCAGGTGCAGCGCCTGTACCTTCAGGCGATATCTTCTTCGGGCGGTCTACCTTCGCAACCTGCTCAGTATCCACGAGCATTTTGAGAATCTGCTCGTCGGTTTGTTTTCCTTGCTTGCCAAAACTTGCCAGGGGGATGTTTTTGCCTTGCCGCAAACGCACATCAGCCACATCAGGCTTAATGTTTCTCTGCTCATCAACAGGGCGAAAGACTTCTACCGTAACTTCGCTGCCGTCTTCCAAGCGCGCAGGGTAGGAAATTTTTGCTTCTTTCCCACTTTTGGTAATTACATATCCTGGCGTAGTGGCACCAGTCGTGTATGTAACGCCCGGTTTGAACGCGCCGGGAACCTGCTCTAGTTCTGCAACCTCACGGTCTTTCTCAGGGAGCGAACGCTCCATCCGGCTCAGGAACTCGTATGCCTCGTCAGACAGGCGGTTACTGGCCATCGCCCGGGTAAGGCGCTCTTGCAGTTCCTCGCGGGTGACTTCACGCGCAGCAGGCTCAGCCTCGCCAAACAAACGGAACTCACCCTTGGCGCGGCGGGCTTCGCCCGTGGGCTTGAGGACGTTGCGCGGGACAAGTCCCTGCTCCCCGAGATCGGTGGTGATGTCGAACAGCCTGCGGTTGACCTCTTTGCCAAGCGCGTTCTGTGCACGCTCAAGTTGAGTAGCGCGGCGCTCAAGGCGAACCTTCTCGTCGCCTTCGGCAGTCTTGGCCTTCTCCTGCACATCGCGCAGGAGTGCCGTCGCGCGGTCGTAGCGCATGGTGGCCGGAGCCATTGAAAGCTGTTGCGTCAGACTGGCCATCACGCGGTTCTGCTGCGCAGGCTCCGTCGCTGCCATCATCCTATCGATGAGGTTTTCAGCTTCCTTGGGCAGCGCAAACTCAGGGCGGGGGACAACATCGCCCATGCTGCGCTGGAAGCCCGCAACGTCTTGCTGCGGGGCAGTACTGGCTTCAAACGCTTTGCGTGCCTGCTCTTGTTGTGCAGTGCGCGCCGCCGCTTTCTCTTGTCGTTCTGCCTCGTCAGCCTTCTTCTGCTCTTCAAGTGCGTCGAGTTGCAGCTTCAACCCACCAAGAATTGCGTTGCTCTCACGCTTCTTAAGACCGGGGATTGGCTCGTTCGCTTCTACAAGCGCCTTTGCCATAGCCGGGTCTTGCATCAGGTAGGCCACATAGAACGCAGGGCGCTCATTGGCTTCTCTTGAGTCTACGTACGCCTGTTCGTTTGCAAGATTGATGCGCGACTGTGCGTACGTCAATGCCGGTGAGGGGGGTAGCCCGAAGTCTTCTTCGCCCGTAAACACCCGCTGTTGTGCGAGGGGGGACGTAAGGTCAACACCGGCCTGCTCCATCTGGTATTCCAGAGGGCTGAGCGCAGCAATACGCTTTTGTTCGTCGGTCAGTTCAGGCGGCTTCGGCGGTGCCGGGGGCACAAGCGACTTAACTCGGTTGTACTCGGGCGCCTGTTCCTTCAGTTGCGTCGCCAGTTCGTTGCGGCGCTTCTTCTGGGCCTCATAGGTCTGCTTCTCAGCAAACGAAGCGCCGGGAGGCAGCTTCTGCTTGAGCAGTTCGCCAAGGTCGTTGTACTCTTTCTGCAGCGCGTCGTGCTGCTGCATGAAGTTGAGCGCGTACTCAGGCGTCTGTTTCTCCGCCGCAGCCTTTTCTTCGGCCAGACGCTCCTGCTCGCGCTGCTCTTTCAGCGCCTTGCCACGCTCAAGTTCTTCCCTGACCTCGACCCGCTCGCGGGCTGCACCACGCTCGGCCACACGACCGGCAGCACCGATAGGTGCAAGCAGACTGGTCTGGTACGCCGTCTCACCATACTCCTTGAGCGCGTCCTCACTGAGCAGCGGCAGGCCTGCCTGCACACGCTCCAGCATCTGTTGCGTGACTTCAGTGGGGATCTCCGCCATCGCGCCAACCGCCGTGCCCTTGGCCAACGTCTTGAGCAGCGTCTCCTTGGCGAGCTTCTCAGCGCCTTCTTCGGCGCCTTTCTCCAGCATCTTGGCAACACCAGGGCCAAGCGCCTTACCGGCCAGGGTGCGGCCTAGCGGAACAAAAGTAGCAGCGACGTCCAGGGCGGCTTGCGGAGCGGCTGCACCATAGGCAGCAGCACGACTGATGGGTTGGCCCTCAGCGGCTTGGCGCTGAATGTTGCCTCCAGCCTGTTGGAAGAACGATGGCGCAACAGCACCGGCAAGACCGCCGACAACACCGCCCACGGGGCCAAAAGCAGCACCGGCCATAGCGCCAAGGCGCGCGCCTGCAAGCGTGGTAGCAATATTGGGAGCCTGCTCAGCCAAGGCGTAGGGCACTTGGCTAATGACCTCTCCGGCAGCGGGCAGCAGCCCGCGCTCTTGGTAGGCTTTCTTGACCCGGTCAAGGCTGACTTGCTCAGCGTAACGGCGCTGAATGTCTTCTTCCCGAAGACGCGCTTCTCTTGCCGCCTCCTCGGGGGCGACGACGCCTTTGACACCTGCGCGCAGGGCGCTCAGTGCAGATTCTGCACCCTTGCCGACAGCGGCAAGAACACCTTCTGAGGGCTTAGGCTGCTGCGCGATCTGCTGCTTGACTACAGCAATGATCTGTTCTTCGGAAGCGCCTGCTGGCCCCTCCACATCGTAAATTCTCCCGTCCGGGCCTTGTACGCTGTAAATGGGCATTGCTGCGCTTCCTAATTTTTAGGGGTTACGTACCCCCAGAACTCTGAAACCGGTTGTATCAACGGACGCCCCGGCTGGCTGAGATGATACTCCAGCAGGGGCTTCCAGGCCAAGCGCCGCAAAGGTCTGCCGCAGGATTTCGTCGTACTTAGCCTTGCGCTGTTCCTCGGTCATCTCCAGCTTCTGCAGGGCTGACAGACCCTTCTCCCAGTTGGCAAACGCCACGTTGGCTTGCTGCAGTGCAGCAGTCTTGCCCCGGGTACCTTCCTCGTACATCGCAGCCTTGCCTTCGGCTTCACGCGTGAGGGCTGCACGGTACTTCTCTTCAGACAGCGCCTTGGCTTCCTCACGCTCGACCTTCTCGCGCTCCTTGCGTGCGGCCAGGGCACCAAGACCAGCACGTCCTGCAGAACCCAAGAACCCGGCAAACCCTTCTCCGCTTCGGCCCGGATCAGCCATCATGCGCAGACCAAGTTCAACCAAGTCGTCGTTCGTAAGCCCCTTGCGGTCTTTCTTGGGAAGCTCTTCCTTGGCGGTAGCAATTGCTTCTTTCTTGACGTCCTTGGGCAACGCGGCAGGGTACTCTTCCCCAAGCCATGCGCCTTGACCTTGAACGCGGTCATATGCGGGCATCGCACTTCCCGCCGGTTTCTTCTCATCAGCGCCCGCAACCGCAGCAGCGGTAAGGTTCTTGGCGGTTTGCGCCGCAGCAACCCTCGGCGACGCCACAGTAGCTGCCCGGGCAGCTTCCCGCGCACGTTCTGCCTGCTGAAGAAGTTGAATGCGCTCAGCCGCTGACGGGGCCTTGGCTGCTTGCTCGGCAAGACGCTCTGCCATGACTGCCTGCGAAACCGTTTGCGCTTCACCAGACATAGCGCCTGCCATGCGCGCAGCCTCTGCGGCGTCCTCTGCGGCTTTGGTGTTTCTACCGGCGGCAGCGGCAACCTGCATAGCCTGAATCTCTTCCGGCGTAAGCGTGCGTGCAGCAGACGGCGATCCAAAGAATCGACGCGTGCCTTCGTAAAGCCGTTGAAGCCCCGACGCGCTTTGTACACCTTTGCCCGGAGCGGTCACCGCCGCCATAGGCGTGGGCGCCATCAGAATGTTGCCGATGTTGCGCTTGGTTTCCTCGGACATGCCGAGGCCGGAGCCAACCCGGCTGAAGAAGCCTTCGGGCACGGCAGGAGGTGCCTGAACCGCTTGGCCAGGGATTTGTGCACCGGAAACCGCTTGTGCAGGAGCCGCCTGCGCAGCCTGGGCTGAACTGACGGGAACCAAATTGGTCAGCGTAGCGGCCAGCTTTTTGCCGTAATCCGGGTCAGTGGCGTACGTGCCGATCCTGCCCGAAGAAAGTCCCTCAGTAAACGCGCCAACATCTCGGCCTGAACCGACAGCCTTGGGGAAGTTGCGCTTAACCAAGTCCGTGTAGTCACGAGCAAAATCTTCAGGCGACTTGTAGCTCTTGTAGGCGGCTTCGCTGCCCTCCAGTTTGTCAAAGGCTTTCTTGCCCTTACCGGTCACGTCCTTGATGTTGCCCAGGTTGTACTGTCCAACCGTCTTGGTGCCCCAGCCAGACTCAAGGCCCCACTGGGACAGGATGATGTCGGCGTCAACGCCAAGCTCAGCGCCTACCTTCTCTGCCACGTCGCGGTACTGCTCGACAAAGCGAGACTTAACGTCCCCGCCGCGTTGATAACGCGCCACACCACCATCGGCCATGCGCACGACGGGCTCGCTGCGATTGGCAAAGTCCATGTCGCCACCATCGGCGTAGCCCGCGATTCCGCCATCAGCCATGCCCTGCATGTTGGGTGCCTGGAGTTGCGCAATACCAACTTCTTCGGGCGTGTAGCCCAGGGAGGCTACGGCCTGATCCGCTACCTTGGGCTGGGGCTGCGCCATCTGCGCTTGCGAGGCCGCACGCATCTTTTTGCGCGCCATGCCCTCAGACACAACCAACGGCAGGATGTACGGGTCTTGCTTGTACATCATCGCCACACGCTGCAGGGCTTGATCCGGCAGCATGCGCAGTTGGGTGGTGAGTTGGTTGATGTTGATCATGTTCAAACACCCATGTTGTAGATTGCCAGATCAGCCAGACCGGCGGGCTTGTCTCGATATTCGACGTCTTCCACCGCGCCGCCCTTGGCGAACAGCCCCAGACCCTTGGCCGCGATGCCCGCACCTGCAAGCTGGCCCAGCATAGAAGGCGGCTGCTGATACACAGCCGCGCCAGTCTGCGACAGGGGCGCGCCGCGCAGGATGTCGGACATGAAGCCCAACTGCTTGTACGGGTAGTTTTGGTAGTTCAGGAAGTCTTGGTACTGAGCGCCCAAGATGTTCTGCGCCTGTTGCTGTTGAAGGCCCCCATATTGCTGTTGCAACTGGTTGATCGCCATGTTCTGACCGAACTGGCTCTGGCCCAACTGACCCAGTTGACCGGCGGCACCCATCGCTGCCTGAAGACCCTGAAGCCCCAGACCGGCGCCATACTGACGTGACTGCTCGCCAAGCTGCGCAGCGGCTTGACCGTACTGAGCGCCAAGACCTGCCTGTTGCATCAGGTTGCCGTAGCCAAACTGACGCGACTGCTCAGCCTGCTGCTGTGCTTGCATCTGGGCTTGCTGATTGGCCAGTTGTGCTTGCAACCCCTGCTGTGCGCCCAGTTGCTGTACACCAAGCGCCGCACCCAAGTTCTGGCCGCCAACCGTAATGCCTGCTTGCTGATTGGCCAACTGTGCTTGGAGACGCGCCTGCTGCTCAGCGTTGAACTGCTGCTGTGCTTGCTGATAAGCCTGTTGCAATCCGCGAGACTGGATGTCTCCCATTTGCGTGCCCAAATTCCGTGCACGTTCGGCTTCAACAATCGCCTGACGAGAACCACCAAATGCGCCTGCCCGAGCAAACCTGCCCGCTTCTTGCTGGCCTGCAATTGCGGACTGTCGCGCAGCTTCTCGCTTCTCGATATCCACCACATTCTGCATGTATGGGGACATGAAGGACTCAGCAGACCCAGGGCGGGCAAAGGACTGCGTGCGCACACGCTCAGCAGGCCCCATCTGGAAGGTGGACAAGTCCCTGGCCGCAACGCTAGGCGCGGTGAACGCCGTAGGTTGATACGCGCCGGGAGCGCGGTAGAAGTTGGAAAACTGTCCCGGCTGATACTGGTTGTAGGCCAGAGCCTGAAGACCGGCGGTACCGGCAAGGGCTGACGCGTCGCGCAACTGCGGCGCTGCCTCCATCGCTTGAGCGCCCGTGAACGCCTGCTGCTGCAGAGGGGTGAATTGCGCAAAACGCTCACCCTGGTACTGCATGTACGGGTCTTCAAACATCGCCTCCGCACGGCCAAGCAGTCGCTCGGCATAAGGCGCAATAACTGGCGCAAAGCCAGTCTGGTACTCGGTAACTTGGGTCGGTACGGGATTAGCCATGATGCGTCCTTATGCGGGGAGGTACTTGTCGGCGCGGGTGTTCTTAGCCACCTTACCCTTACCGGTTGTCTTAGCGCGGGCGCGCTGCACCCGGTCCATCATTGCATACAGCTTGCGTGCACCGGCTTCGGTAGACCCATTCCCTATTTCACTCACAATCCTCGCCGGGATCACAAACTCACCATCGGCCAGTCGCGCGGGTTGACGGTTGCCAATAGTTGCCGGGATGCTGTCAGAGACGCCATCACCAGGGCCGCGCAGCAGGCGCCCACCATCGGAGTAGCCGCCGAGGTTGAATTGGCCACCCCGAGCAGCACCGGCTGCAATAGCCGCAAGCCCGCCTTTGCGCATGCCCGCCAACAAGTCTAATTCTTCATCAGTGTAGTTGGGGCCACCAGCATCGTATTCAGAATCAAACGGGCCAAAGTCTTCAGCCGCACGCGCTATCTCCAGTTGGCGCTGGAGATAGGCTTCTTCTTGATCTCGCAAAATGTCACGCTGAATCTGCTCGACGTTAAGCACGTCTTCTACTTCGGCTCGACTCGCATTCAGCGCCGCCTCGTTGGCCAGCAGTTCGCGCATAGCGGCATCTGTGTAGAACCCGCGATCCACCACAGGCACTTTGCTTGCGTCTTGCGTACCAAACAAGAAGTCCGTGATGGGGGTGCCGCTGAGTGCGGTGTACTCAGTACCGGTTTCTGGATTGATGCGTGTTGTACCGCCGGTTGTGGTGCCGCCGGTTGTGGTGCCACCAACAGTAGAACCGCCAACAAGCCTTGCGCCTGCGCCACCTCCGGTCATACCGCCGCCCGTAACGCTGCTGGCCACACCGCCGCCTGTGGTCGTGGTGCCTCCGGTAGTAGTACCACCTGTGGTTGTCTTTGTTTCGCTAGTATCGGCGCCCTGTGCAGTCTGACGTGAAGGCGCAGGAGGAACATAGCGGCGAATTGCGCTTTCACGCGCCGCGCCACCAACAACTTCGCTGTAAGGACGCATCAGCGCCCCACCGCCAGGAACAAACGGCGTAGCAGAGTACGGACCCCGACCCATCAGGTAGTCGTAAGCACTCTTGCTGCCGCCGGTCAACATGTTAAACCGGCGCTCGTTGACGGCAGCGCGCAGTTGGTAATCCGGCACGCCGTTGGCGCGGCCCCAAGCGGTGATCTCCGTGGCCGTCGCGTTCGGGTTGTTTGCCAAGTAGGCTTGCAGGTCATTAACCACCGCGTTCTGCGTCATCGGGCGCTCGTTCGGGCCGAGACGCGTAACCGTGGGCATCTCCGTAGCACCACCACCCTGCTCGTATGCCGTGCGCACCTGCTCCATAGTTTGAGGAGTGAACTGCGTAGCAGGAGCCAGCGTCGGCGTAGTCGGCGCAAAGTCGGGTAGCCCTGGCAGTGGCGCCGGAGTGACGGTTGTGCCAGTGTCGGTGCCGGTAAACGTGGGGGATACAGCGGTAACGGGAGCAGGGCGGGTTATGTTGTTAGCCCGCATAAAGTCAGCTACGTTCTGCGCACTGAACGACTTGCCGTAGGTTTCATTTACTAGGTTGGCGATTTGCTGGTCACTCAGACCTTGGGCTACACCGCTTCTTGCAATACCGATAGCTGCGGCTTGCGGGTCTTTAAGGATGCTCTGCTGTGCGGCGAGTTGACCAGCGGTGGGTGTGGCCAGTTGCGTCGGGTCTACATTGACACCGATGTTGGAGCCAATGCTTTGAATCTGCCGCTTAATCTCCGGCATGCCCAAGTCAGTGTTTGCCCAATAACTGAGTCCTTCCCGCTCGGCCTCACGCCCCAACACATCCCTATAAATCTGGTTGATTTCCTTTTCACGATCCGTCTGCGGAGTGGCGGCGGCGTAGTTGTACCCAGGACCGGCGGTGCCGGAAATAACGGTCTGACCCCCAGGTTGTCCTGCGGCTACGGCGTTAAGCCCAAGATAGTTGGGCAGTGTGTTTGCGGGCGTAGCAAACTGTTGTGTAGTTGCGGCTGTACGGGCGGCGTCAATTTGTTGAGCCAGTGCAGGGTTGGCCGCACGAGTCTGGTTGACTACATCGGTGAAAGACCCCAAGCCCTGCTTCATCCAGTAGTTGATGGCCTCTTCGTTGGGGTTAAGCTCCGCGCCGGGATTAGCTCTGTAGGCTTGCAGCACCTGCTCGCGGGTAGCACCGCCGTCAGCAAGCGCCACGATGCCGCCGCCTGCCATGCCTCCAGGCGGTTGTTCTTCTTGCTGTGCGGGTGCAGCAGACGCTGTGTTAACAGGCATCGCCGGGTAGGTCGGCTGCGCCGTCCACCGCTTGGTGAACGGATCAAACTTGTAGGGGCGGATGGTGCCTTGATACTGGCCACCCGGCATTGGCGTGGACGTCTGCACGGCCTGATCGGCCATAACTGGAAGCGCCGCAGCCATACCGGCTTTGTAAAGACCGGAAGCGCCGCCAACACCTTGAAGCGCCGCAGTACGCCCAATGTCAGAACCAAGTGCAGAAATACCTGCGCCCGCCCGCTCAAAAATACCTTTGCTTAGGTAATCTTTGGTAGCTTGCTCAGCCAACAAGTTCTTGTAGCCTTGTTCAGACAAGCCCTCAAATGCCGCACGACCGGCAATTTGCTCCGCAGTTAGGCCACTAACAGCGTTTTGTTGTGCCGCCGCCATGCCTGCCGACTGAAGACCTGCGCCAAGACTGGCGCCACCATAAGCGCCCAGACCGGCCATGATGCCCTTCTGCAGACTGCCGGTGGCCAGAGCCGTCGCACCACCGACCAGTGCCCCCGCGCCCAGCGCGCTGCTGACCACGCCGAATCCGGCAGGGCCAAGGGCAAAACCCGCGATCATGGGCAGTGCCGACTTGAGCAGCTTCTTGAACGAGAAGGCTTCCGGCAGACCCGTGTGGGGGTTGATCGTCATGGTGATTCCATGACTCAGGCCAAGCGCCTGCAGACCCGCAACTTCGCTGGGGGCCATGTGCACCAGCATCGAGTCGCCGTTGCGACCCTTGGACGCCATGTGGTTGGCTAGTACGGCAAGGCTCATGTGCGCCCCTTGGAATTGATTGGGTTCATTTTAGGTCGTTTGGGTGCTTAGCGGCTAATCTCTTCCCAGTCCAGAGAGCCAAGCACCTGATCCCCGTTGGATGCCGCCGTGCAAGCAAGCGTCAGTTCATACGCAGTGGCGGTGAACGGATCGCGCTCCAGTTGAGAAGCGAACAACGCTTCCTTCAAAATGTCCACGCTATTGGAACCCTGATTGGAGCCCTGAAAGAAACCCGTTGCCAGAATCCGACCGGTGCCCACGGTGAACGCCGTGCCGGTGATGTTGTACTCAACTGCGGAGTTTGTGCCTGCACTGACCCAAGTGCCGCCCGTTGTGGTGCCAGACGCCACAACTTCCCACTTGTAGTTGGCGTTGTTGGTAATGCCCAAAATAGATATAGCCGTCAGGATGGCAATCGCGTCAAGGCGGGCTGTCTTCAAACGAATCGACACTACAGGGTAGAACGTCCCGGCAGTGGTCAGTGTGCGGGGACTTGTGATGGTGTTACCGGCAGACAACTGCGCACCGCGCAACTCGTAGCCGCCTTCAGAAATCACGGTCGAGCACACCTGTTTGAGCGTACTTGCGCCGGTGGTCGCCGCCATATTGGTCATCTCATACCGCAGCGGCAAAGAAGCGGTGGTGATGTAGGTCGTGGTGATAAGGTTGGCGTGGTCAAAGTTGTGGCACGGAACAAATGTCCCGTTGATGATGAACCCGGTGCGAACCGTACCGAGGCCAAGCCACTCAACATCAATGTACAAAATCTGCGCCTTGGAGGAGTCCAGTGTCAGGCCAGACGGGCCGGTGCCGTCCAGTGGGTCTTGATTCCAATCTGCCTGCGCCACACGGGTGTTGATCGGAGCGCCTGTCACGCTGCTGCGCTCGACCATGTAGTTGTTTGAGCCTTCGCGTTCAAAGTAAATGCCGTTGGCCGCACCGTAATAGCCCGCACGTTGGCGCAGGTTGGCCTTGGCAGTGCCAAACACAAACGTGTTCATCACCAACAGGCTCTTACCCGGCTGATACGAAAAGACTTTGATGGTTTCCCGAATGATCTGGTCGCCACTGGCCGAGCCAACCGTCAGGTCCATCAGACCTTCATTGGCGTTAAACGTTGCCGCTGCGGTGCCGGTTATGCTGTTGACCCACAGGTTGTTGTCCGCATAGCGGTGGGATGAGTCGAACAAGGTCAGCGGGTTGCTGACCCGCAGCCGCCCAAAGGCGTCTACGTTGGTGCCGCCGATGGAGATTGGGATGGGTGATGTGGTTGCCACGATCTTGTTCAGCAGTGCGTTAAGCCGGTTGAAGTACAGGCGCAGGACGTTGTTGAACTGCTCGTGATAACGCGACTCATAGTCCCGTGGGGCCAGAGGCAGGTTAGGCGGCGCAGGTACGGTTGCATCTTCAATGAGAAAAGTCATCGCCGCCCATCCGGTCTGATGTCAATACGCGGAGCGCCCAACTGCCACGTCGTGCCCAGTTGGTTGGAGTCAATCTTGAAGATCAGTTGTCGCCCACGCACGCGGGTGTAAATCTGGCCGGTGAACTCTTCGGTAATCACGTACGTCGAACCCCTGACCACCGGCTTGCCAGAACTGTCGATGCTGCCGGAACCGGAGTTGTACAGCCCATACAGCGTCATGTTGACGGTAGCCGAGCCTGCGGTGGAGTTTTCAAACGTGATGTCGGGCAGCATGCGCCACACGAACCCGAAGTTGTGGCCGTCGCCAATATCAAACTCAGACGACGAGATGTTGGCACTGATGGGCAGTGAAGTTGCCGTCTCGTTGTCGTCGATGCCTTGCTCGTGGTTCACGAGGTTGTGGCTGTACGTTGCAGCAACGGGGTAGTCACGCAGGCCCGAATCAAGCCACGCGGTCCTGGCCATCGTGCCGTAGTACCAGATGCGCTCAAGGTAGTTGTAGACGACGTAACGGTCCACTGAGTAAGAGTTCGCCGAGCAGTAGAACCACCAGACTTCGTTGAACCCCTCGTTGGTACCGGCAAAGACTTGGGACGCCTGACCGGCATTGAAGTCGCTGAAAACGTACCGGCGAACATCGCAGGGCAGCGTCTGCACGCGACCGTCGTAGGCGTAGAACTTGTCCACGCCCATCCAGTACACCACGCCAGAAGCGATGGCCACGGCATTGGGGCCGACGATGGAGATGTTGTCACCCAGAAGTTGAGCGCCCCAGACGATTGGCGGCTCAAGGTACTGAAGCGAGTACAGGGCAGAGTCCGTGAAGACCACGATTTCCTGACGCGCCTGGATCGCGGTGATGATCTCCGAACCTGTTGACAGACGTAAGCTGCCTGCTTGGTTGGTGGCTACGGGTGTCCAGTCGAGCGCGTCTTCCTGCGCTGACCACCGGATCAACATCGGATCGAGCGTCGCGGAACCGTAGTCGTTGCAGCCCATCGCAAACACAAACCGGTTTACGTCAGACACAAAGATCACGTTCTGGACAGTCGGCACGTCCGACGCCCCCACCGCAGTGGCCAAGTTGTACCCACGTGTGGTGACGCCTGTCGAAGCGTCCCAGTAATACATACCCCCGCCGCGCGGGCCAAACACCAAATCCTCGCCCCAGTTCTTTTGGGTCCACAGTCGAATCGGTAAGTTGGTGACCGTGCCGGTACCCCACGGGCCAGAACCCCAGGTGCCTGCACCCCAACCAGTCAACGGCACGGAGAAAGCCGCACCAGTATTGATCTGATATGCCGCAGAAACTGCCGCCCCACCGGTGGCCCCGATGGGTACGGAAGAAGACGTGGTAATGGTGTACGTGTTGAGGTTGACGACCGTCAGTTGGAACTCGCCGTTGAGCAGCGCGGCAGATGCGCCTGTCACCCCGCTGAACGTCACAAAGTCGCCCGTCACAGCGCCATGCGCAGGGGCGTTGACCGTCACCGTGGTCGTACCGTTACCCGTGAACGGGTCCAGAGGCAGCGTGGTGGTGACGCGCAGCGGCGTGATGTCGTTATAGGCGCCGCCCTTTTCAATGTAGAACTTGAGATTGGTGCCCACACCCACCAAGTTCAAAAACCCCAAGGTCACCCAGTTCCACAGCGAACGGCAAGTGCCAAGAAAAGTATTGGACGAGATGCGCTGCCACCCGCCAATTTTTTCTGGCGTGCCTTGACGGAACCGAACCTTGTCGCAGTCGTACCACCCGCCTTCGGTGGTGTACCGCGTGTTTTCGCGGTTGACTCCGGGCTTGAACAGGATTTTCTGGAGTGGCATAACCGTATTCTCGTGTCAAGACAAGAAAAGGGCAATCTCTGCCTCGCGGCGTTTTACCAGACCGGGCAGGACTTTGCCACCCCCCATCGTCCACTGGCGAAAGGCGTCTGCCGCCCCGCTCCAGTCGTCCCGGTTGGCCCTCATCCTGATCTGGCTGCGCTGAAGGTTGCCTAGCCCTGCATTGAAGGCAAAACTGACCAGAGCGTCAAAGCTGCCTTGACGCCCAGGTACACCGGGAACAAGTCGAAGAACACCACGTTCAAAAGTGACGACATCAGCGTGGAATAGTTCGTCGATCTCCGTCTTAGTCCAGACACGGTTGTCCTCCGGCTTCAAGGGGAACTCGTTGCGGAGCATCCCGGTATACCCTTCCTTGCGGATAACCGGGAGCCTGATCTGCTCTTGATACAGGACATGGCCGTAGCCAATCGTCCAGATGTGGGCAGGGCAAAGGTAGGGTTTACTCCTAAATCCCTCATACTTGTGCATGAGAGCCTCGCCCACCTTGCTCAGTTTCACTTCTTACTCCACTGGCGTGACCCGAACCAGTAGCCGATGATGCCCCCGAGGATCGCCATCTCGTCGGCAGAGAAGATCAGGTCCGAATACTTGATGATGTCGTCCATGCTCTGAATGAGCGTCGGGTGGTTCCACAGATACCACGCCATGAAGGCGTTGATGGCCACCAACTCAAAGACGAAGATGTAGGTCACCGTAGGCCGGACGGTGCCGGTGTAGTTCACCACCCACCGGGATGCCTTGTCCATGATCTTCTGATCGTGCGCCAGAGCCGCCTCGGTCATCCGGGCGTCAGTCTCCATCGCCACCTGCTCGGTGCGAATCTCCTCCATCCGGGCCTGGGCGGCAAAGCCTGCCGCTGCCAGTTGAAGTTCGCGCTCGGTCTGCACCTGAGCCAGACGCAGTTCATGGGCTTGGTCTGCCTTGTTCTGGAAATACTCAAGCAGTTTGGGCAGGCCGGAGAGCAGCAAGCCCCCAAGCGTGGAAAGAAGCGACAGCATCTCAGGCTCCTAGAGCAAAGAAAAACAGAAGCACCCCAACTGCCCCCACGCCGATGGAGGCGTAGAACAGGCTCAGGGTGACGGCCAGGATGGCCGCAGAGGACAGGACGATGGCCAGTTGCAGCGCCATGCCGGAGTAAGAGTAGTAGGAAGACTTGGCCTTGGCCGCATCGCGCTTGGCCTCAGCAGCGCGGGCCTTCTCCATGATCTCTTCCATGTCGGCGCGTTGCTTGGTGGCCTTCTGCTCGTTGTTGGTGACCTCGTAGATGGTCGCACGGACGTTCTTGGCCTGATACCACGCCCAAAGATTGTTTGACTCTATGGTTCCATTGAGAACCGCAGAGGAGTTCCTTCCGGCAAAGTAATTTGTAACAGCAAGGAGTAGAGCAAGCAGGCTAATAGAAACCGCAGCAAGAGCCTTGACATGGGCCTCCCTCTCTGACCGGCTTGCGCCTTCCGGCGGCTTCCTGAAACTCATTGCTGTACCTTGTCGAGTAAGTAGTAACCCACCCCAATCAGGGCGACTGCCACGAAGGCAATTGCTGCGCCGTACTTGGCGTTGAGCATGAACTCCTGCTGCCGAAGGCGGTGCTCACGCTCCTTCTTCTCGCGCTCCTTCTTGAGTCGGATGCGCTCCATGATCATCTCGTTGTAGACGTTCTCACCGTAGTGAGCGACGATCAGAATCTTGAGTTCGTACTCCTGCTTGATCAGCGCCTGCTTGTGCATCGTGATCTGCAAGGCTTCATTCTCAATGCTGTCGTCGTGCAGCAGCCGCTTGAAGACCGATGGCTTCTTATTGGCCTTCTCGTTGGCTAGGCGGTTGAAGTCACCAAACGCCCCGTACCACTTGCCGATCTGACCGGCAACATCTTGAATCTCGCGCCCGGTGGCGACGAGTTTCTTAACTGCCCCAAACGCGGCATTCGCTGCTGAGACTGCCGCAAGAATGCCGGTTATGGGTTCCATTACGGCTGTGCGGCGTCGTTTACCTGTCCGCCAAACTTCTTGACTATATTAAATATGCGTGTACTGGGTTCAAGCGCCACAATTTCGTGCGGCTGGTGCGCTGGAAAATTTACAAGTTGCCCCGGAACAGCCTCAATAAGCCAGTCCTCTCCACGAACCTTAATTTTTCCCCGCGCAACAATAGTGATGTGGGCCGTATCTTCGTCGTGATCATGTTTGGGCAAAACATCGCCAGCGTCCTCAAATGTGTACATGAACACTACCAAATCCCCCACACCTGCTATGGTTTCAACCAACAACATTTGGACCCGTTCCAGTTGTGGGTTCTTCTAGTACAGGCTCTGGTTCTGGAGGAGGGGCAACAAACTGCGTGCCATCCCAAGTCCAACCGATGCCCGCGCTTCCAGAAAGCGGAACAATAATACAGCCCGGTGGAGGAGCCCAATTAAATCCTTCTTCCAGCACGATGGTGTTTACCACCAAGCCTTGATCCACAACAGCAAAATACATTTTGATTCTCCGTCAATCAATCACGGTTATGACCACCCGCCCTGCGGCGCCACTACCGCTAAAGCCAGTGCCGCCGCTAATAGCGCCGCCACCCCCAGAAGGGGCAGTTCCCGACCCAGGAGAAGAGCCAGAGCCGCCGCCCCCAGCACCAGCATAAGAACTAGCGCCGCCTGAAGTAACGGCGGTATTGACGGAGCCACCGCCACCTCCGCCGCCCCAAACCGACGCACCACCAGCACCACTCATCGTCCCGCAAGAAAACGATACAGAACCACCACCTCCGCCGCCCAAGTAGTAGCCTGCATTTCCTGCGACACCGGGGGTCTGGTTGCCGCCTCCGGCACCTTGATTCCCTGCCCGGGGGTCACCCGAATTTGTTACATTGTTTGCGTTGGCGCCACCATTAACACCTGTGGATAACTGACCCCCGCCTCCGCCTCCAGTACCCCCTGAAAAAACTTGCCCGTTACCCCCACCGCCGCCGTAAGCATAAACAGCCGTGCCAAAAGACGTTGTACCCCCTGCGTTCCCAACACTTATTCCGCCTGACGCATCTATCCCCGCACCGCCACTACCGATGGTTACGCTTACCGTAGAGCCAAGCGAAGAAAGTGCGAGCCACGCATAGTTGTAGCCGCCCCCACCTCCGCCCCCCACAGCACTACCCGCGCCGCCCGAGCCACCGCCGCCCCAGCACTGAACAAAGACACGCGCGTTTGCGCTAAAACCAGATGGTTTAGTCCAAGTGCCGCTACTATTAAATGTTTGGACGTTACTTGCTTGGGAACTACTAGACGCTGCACTTGTCCACGCTGACCCGTTGGAAGTCAGCACATTGCCGCTTGTACCGGGGGCTGGCAACGCCGTGGTTTGTGTAGTGCTGTCCGGGAATTGAACGCCGGTAGAAACGAGTGAGGTGGGCATTTGGACTCCTTAGACGGTGCCGTTGGCGGTGATGTCACTCAGCGCGGTGAGCACGCCAGTGGAACTGATGGACAAAATCGGGGTGCCGTTGTAACTGATCACCAGTTTAGTGCCGGACTGCGCCACTGTGAAGTTGGTCGTGGCCAGCGTGGTGGCTGCTGCGGCAGTTGTTGCCGTGGTCGCAGATGTGGCGGTAGTGGCTGAAGTTGCGGTGGTCGCGGATGTCGCGGATGTGGCCGTGGCCGCGTTGCCGCTGATGTTGATGCCCCAGGTGCCGCTTGCGCCCGTGCCGGTATTTGACGGCACCGAAAGGTTTGACCGAGCAGTAGCCGCATCCGAAGCCCCCGTACCGCCGTTGGCCACGGCCAGCGTGCCGGTGAAACTGATGTTGGGCGTTGCCCCGCCAGACGAGGCCAAGGGTGCCGAAGCAGTAACCGCTGTGATCGTACCGCCCGAGCCAGAGGCCGACAGCGTGCCACCTGCAAAACTGATGCCCGATCCGATGGTGACGTTGCTGAACCCACCCGCGCCGTTGCCATACAGGATGGCCGTGCCGGACGTGGCCGGAGCGTAGTCAGTACCCGCCACAGCCGCAGTGAACGCACTCGTCCCGCTGGCCTTGACGATGCCCGTCAGGGTGTTCACCCCCGTACCGCCGTTGGCCACAGGCAGGATGCCGGTGACATTTGTCGTCAGGTTGGCAAACTGAGTTGATGTCGTTCCCGTGCCGCCGTTGGCTATAGGCAAAGTACCGGAGACTTGGGAGGTCAAACTGACCGCAGACAGCGAGCCGCCAAGCGTCAGAGAGCCGGTGGAGGTGACCGTACCACTGAGCGTCAAGCCCTGAACTGTGCCGGTGCCGGACACCGAGGTCACCCCGTCTGCCGTCGAGGTGGAGATCGTGACGAAGTCCGTACCGGTCCAAGCCACAAGCGCCCGAGCACCCGCAGCGACAGAAGTGCCAGTGGTGGCAGAACCCTTGACGACAACCGCCGCGTCTGACTGGTTGTGGACGATGTAGGCTTTGCTGGTGCTGGGAGCGATGATGTTCCGCGTGACACCCGGCGAGCCAGTAGGGACGAGGATCGCGCACCGCGCCTGATTGACCGCACCGGAGCCGGTGGTGGTCAGAGTCCAATCGCTCAGAGCGACTGTTTGGGTGGCCGTCGCAGCAATGGAGTCTTCGACCAACTCCGTGATGCTGTTGTTGACCGTAGTCCCCCAGGTGCCGTCGAGTTCGCCCTCGACTGGAAGAGCAAACCCGAGCAGTGAGGTGTACGCGGTGGTCATCGTGAATCCTTACTCTTTGGGCGGAGGCACCGCAACGGGCTGTCCCGCTGCCTTTTGCTGATGCTCAACACCGATCTGGCGCATGCGCATGAACAGGTCGATGCACTCGCCCAACTGGCCCATCGCCAATTGTTTCATCAGCAGGTTGTACTCGGCAACAGTAACTTCACCCAAGTTGATCTTGTCGTTCATTCAAAGCACTCCATTAAGGCGTGGGAGGGGTTGGCGCGGGCGGTGCCCACGGTAGCGGAGGTTCCGTTACAGGGTTGACTTTAGCCGCAATTTGCTGCGCGATCTGCTCGTTGACGTGCTCTTCATAACTGCCGGTAACCACCGGCTGAATCCACCCCAGCACAATGGCCTGAGTGAGTTGGTCGAACGGCACGAAGTCCGGCTGATCCGGGGTAGGCGTGAAAGGCGTGGCGCCGTTGAAGGTGCCGGTGTTGCCGTTCTCGTCCGTGCCGGTCTTTGTCCAGTACGTCTGCACGACGTAGTTGGTTTCACTGCCGACGTTGGTCACCTTCATGCCGGTGACCGCCCAGGTGTATGTGATTGCCATGATGTTTCCTTAATGTGCCCGCAGGGCGTTGAGTTCTGCCCGGAGGGCGACAACCGATTTTGCCAATTCCACGCATGCTGCCAAGGCTGCGTTGCCATAAGCAAGCGACAACGTACCGCTCGCGTCTTCACTGACCGCCTCGGGCCCGAAATCGCGGAAGTCCTGAGCAGACACGCCCATCTGACGCTCGCCGGAATCAATCCGGGTGTAGGTGCCACTCTTAATACGCGCCAGACGCTCAACGAAGTCGTCCGACAGTTCAGCCCAATCCTTCTTCAGCCGCTCATCCGAAAAGGCAGTTACGTTACCGGCCATCGTGAGGTTGCCAGACATGTCCATTTGGAAGCGGTTTGCAGGTGCAGACCAGCCTCCGATGCGGAGTACGTTGTCCGAATCCAGACCCATGTTGACGGCGTAACTGCCGCCACGATGGAACGACATGAACGCACTATTTCCGCCAGTGGCATAGGCTTGAAGCGGCGGGTTGCTTAATGACCCGGAGGTGCCGCCCAGGTTTGACTGGAAATACCAAGTGCCGTACACAGTTGCGTTATTAAGCGAAGAACTGCTCGCCGGGTCGAGGTAATAGGAGGTGTTGTTGTAGTCGTAGAAGATTGTTCCGCGAATATCAGCCGGAGTTACCAGTCTGCCGCCGCCCCACGCGCCTTGGAATCCACCGTTCTCCAAGATAAGCATGCCGTGAGAGGCAAGGTTTGACGCCACACCACCCGCGTTCGGATGCGACCACGCAATACCGTACAGGTTGCCCGTGCCCGTTCCGTTTGCCGGGAGAATATAGGATTCCCCCATTGAAAACACGGCTTGGTAGCGGAATGAGTCATACAGTCCAACCTGCCCGATACCGTAGTTTCGGGACACCATGTTGGAGTTGTAGTACACCTTGTTGAGTTCAGATGTACTTGCCGGGTCTACGTAATACCCGGTGTTATCGCTGTCATAGAAGATGGGGGCGCGGGC